TTGCGGTATAAGAAACTGCCATCGGAATAGCACTACAATCCCGATAATAATTTGTATAACCATTTATATTATTAAAGTATAATTGGTTATTAGAGTAATTATTGCCCCTATAATCTGATATAGCAGAAGTATAGCCATTTAAAAGCGCAGACCCTGCCGCACCAAAGCCAGCTATTGCAGATGCCATACTAGCAGGTCTCCATTCTGGCTGGTCTATTATTTTTTTAAAATTTTGTGTTAATGCCATATTATGTTATTTTAGTTCTTACTTGATTATAGTAATTAGCTGCTAACTGTGGGCTAAATAAATCCTCTACAGGCCTAAATCCAGGATTCGTTATTACTGACACAGTACTAACAGTACTAACCATACTTACTAAATTTAGTAGTCCTTCTATCATTGTTACTTTTGCTGCACCATTTATTACTTCTGCAGTTTTATTACTGTGACTTAAATATGCTTTTAGTATTACTGCTAGATCATCTATACTTATAGATGGTAACTCAGTATAATAATAATGTATTTGTAAAGGATCGTTATTATTAAATGCTCCTGTATTAGTGTCATAATCTAATGTAAAAGTATTTCCACTTAATGTAGCCCCTTTAGTAGGGTCTGCAAAATTGTATATCATTACATTATTAGCTACATCTGTTATTAGCAATAAACTTTCTAGCGATGGTTTTTTATTATTAGGTAATGTTATAGTAACGGTCTTAGCTACTTTATTAAACGTATAAGTACCACCATCGCCTCCTGGACCTATTAATATTTTAGCCATTTTCTACCTCCTCGTATAAGTTATTGAAGACGGATGGCCATTGAATAAATACTCCATTCTCATCTTTAACTAATGTATCTCCCCAAAGCATTTTTTCAGTTCCACCTACAGTAAATAACCATATACCGTCGTCTTCTTTTAATGCATTAGAGTCGTACATTGGAATTTCACCGTACGCAAAAGTTAGTACTTCCGCAATAGAAGCAAAACTTCTTTCTAATGTTACGGCTTGTACATGAGGTTTTTCTCTTAATTTAAATTCTTTTATCATTGTGTTAATAATTTTATAAAGCTATTGCATATGCTATTGCTAATGATTCGGACATTCCTGGACTAGGATCTACCCATTGAGCGTTAAAATCCGTTCCATCTATTTTAGATAAAACTTGATCAGTTGTACCACCTGTAGGAAGTCCGTTAGCTGCTGCTCCAGGTGTAGCCCATACAAGATCATAATTTGTATTACTATTTTTAGATAACACTTGTCCAGTGGTTCCTGCTGTAGGAACTAAACCAGCTGCTGACGCATCTAAAGTCCATACTGTACCCGAACTAGAAACTACTATGTCTCCTTTATCTCCATCAGATACACCACCTCCAGAAGCATTTAATGTTGTTCCACTAAATGATAGGTTAGTACCTAAGATAATTTCTTCTATATCTCCTGTACTAGCTGATCCTCTACCCAATAATCTCGCAGTAGCTATATTTTGCATCTTAGCAAAAGTAACCGCGTCATTAGCTATAGTTAAAGCTCCACTACCTGTAACATCTCCTGTATGAGTTGCATTAGTTACTTTAGCAGTATTAGCTGCGACTGCTGAATTAGCAGCTACAGCACTATCAAAGTCAGTTATATTAGCAGCTACATGTGTATGTGCAGTAGGAGCATCTCCAATATACATAAAGTTACCATCCGTTAATGCTGTATCAAATTGAGCTTTAGTGCCTGTAATACCTACTATTGAAGTCTGGTCTCCTGTATTAGTTCCTGAAGATGTTCCAGAGAATGTTCCATTTTGAGTAGCTAGAGTTCCTAAGCCTAAGCTTGTTCTACCTGTAGCAGCAACTAGACTTGTAGCTCCACCATCCCAACGAAGGTTATTAGTGTATGCTGTATCCCACTCTGTTTGTTTAGCGGTAGTAGGTATTGCGTATCCTGCTGTGTATGTTAAAGCTAATGTACCTGTAGTAGTTATAGGAGAACCTCCTATAGATAATCCAGTAGGTACTGTCATAGATACGCTAGTTACTGTTCCTGTGTTATTTGTAAATCCACTAGGATTACTATTTAAATAATAAGTATTAGTGTCTAGAGCAAATGTTCCAGCAGCAGTCATTGTAACAAATGGTGTGCCAGATACCCAAGTAGGGTAGTTTAAAGCTCCCCATGTACCTACACTAGGTATTGTTAATGTCTGCCATGTTTTGTCACCTCTCCAATATTGTCCTGTAGTACCTGTAGATATAGCAGGTTCTTTACCGTTCCAAGTAGTCTTTTCACTATCTGTTACAAAGCGATAAGAAGCGCTCTGAGTGATGTTAGCAGGATTAGATGTATCTAGATTAGGTACATTAGATAGTCCAATGTGAGTCTTGGTAACGCCTGATACAGTACCTGTAAATGTAGGACTGGCTAAAGGTGCTTTAAGAGCTAAATCAGATACTAAATTAGTTATATCACTTTGTGGATGTGTGTGTGCAGAAGGTGCAAATGTACTAGGTTTATTTAGTATTTGAGCATCTCCACTAACAGCAGTCCAGTCAGCATTAACGTTAACTTCAGCACCAGCGGCTATTCCAGCTAACTTAGTATATTGACTAGGTGAAATTAAACCTGCGTATGTAGCATCCGCTAGAGGTAAAGTAGCATCATTACCGGTACTAGATGTAACTATACCGTAAGCTGCATGTTGTGTATAAGCTAAATCAGTTGTACCACTAGCAGCATAGTTAGGTATATTTAATGTATTACCTATTAAGGTAGACACTCCACTTACTCCAGTAGTAGTTAAGCTTATAGCACCTTGTTTAGAATTAAAAGTATTCCAGTCGGTGCTAGATAACCAGCCATCTGTACTCGTAGTTGCTTGACCTAACTTAGTCTTTATTGTAGCCGTAGTCTCATCTCCAGTATTAGTACCACTAACAGTTACACCGTCTATTATTATATCCTGTAAGTAAACAGGAGACACTATGATAGAGTCTTCCGGTTGTACGTAAGGTGTGTCTACTGTGATCATTTTATTTATGATTTAGTATAAAATATTGTAATATCTGCTGCGTAATCTGAATATAATGAAGTATTAGAAGAATCGTATCTTAGTGTATACCCTACGTTATTAAGTCCTTGTATAGGCGCTGTACTAGTACCCGATGTAATTGTACCTTCAAATTTAATAACTTTAATAATGCCCCATGCTGCTATATTAGTAACAGAATTTCCTGCAACAGTTATAGTTCTCTGGTATATAGGAGCGTTATTAGTCCACTTAGAAGGTGTTAATTGCTCCGAAGTACTGTAATCTAATACTACTCTATTAATATCACCACTGTATAGTCTACCATTTATATCCGTATACAAAATATTATTTATAGCCGTTCCAGTTTCATTTCGAGTATTAGGATAAGCATCTATAGTAATATATGAATTAGGTTTAGTACTTGCACTATTTAAAGTTATACTAGACGTACTAGTATCAGAGTTAGTAACATTATTAGAAATTAAAGCAGAAGTTTCATTAGCATATGTTAATGCTACTACACTTGCTTTAGTTCCAGATTGAATAGTAGCTGAAGATATAGAATTAGTTCTAGATTGAGCCAACATAATCATTCCCGTATCTGTCTGAGATATGTAATCAGATATAGGAGTATGTGTTGTATTCTCTAACATTTTCCATAATAACGTATTAACAACGTTACCAGCATTATTAGTGTTATTAAAAGTTAAGAAATTCTTAGTCGTAGTTGCTGCAGAAATAGTATACTCAAATGCTCCTGTAGTTAAGGTTCTATTAGCGGTTAAAGATGCATTAGCATCTATTCCTCCACCTCCACCACCAGGTGCTGCCCAAGAGCATGCGCCAGTAGAAACATTAGAAAGAGTTAACACGTCACCTACATTTCTACCGCTATTAGCATTAATCTTTATAAACGCATTAGTTGTACTAAGAGTATAGTTAGTTATATTAGTTGTAATATAATCTGTTATACCCGTAAAAGTAAGATTAAACGCTGCTCCCGTAAGAGTTCTATTATTATTTAAAGTTAAGTTAGAATTACCTAAGTTTTGTGCAGTAGCAGGTGTAGACCAGTTAGCTTCTCCCGTAGTATTGTTAATTAAAGTTAAAACATCACCGTTAGATTTACCAGAGTTATTATTAATAATGAGCTCTAGTTTACCTGTACCTAAATTACGGTTACCTGACATATTATCACTAGCACGGCCTAACTTAAACTTATTTCGCAATTCGGAATAACCTGTACCATCTCTTAAATCAAACGTTGTTAATTCAAATCCTCTTTGATTGCAACTATAAAGACTGATAGCCCCTGTTTTAACTTGATCGCAATTACTCTCTCCTTGAAGATCTCCAATTTCTACGTTTGCAGTTAATAGTTTTATTAATGCTGGAGAACTTAGTTCAGTAGTATTTGCAAATAAATCAAAGTGCAAATATTGTGTATTACTGTTTCCAAGACTAAGATGAGCATTTGTTCCCGAAAGACCTACTCCAGCTACTTGAATATCTAAAAGATCAGTTTCTACATAAAACTCTGCTGCGTTCTGAACATAAAATGCAGCTAAATTATTAAATTCAAGTTGTTTTGAATTACCATTAATAATTCTATCTGATGTTACAGTTAAATCTGTATTTCCTATATGTGTATCTGTTCCAGCTACCCAAGCAGTTCCATTGTATTTTAATACGTTACCGTTAACAGGGGGAGTAGTTAAATCTACATTTAAACCGTATGCACTAGTAGTTAGGTATTCTCTAATAACATCATATAAGAGGATTCCCTTTCCTTTAAAAAAGAAATCCCCTTGACCTGAAGTTACCGCAGGTTTATTACGGTAATCGTAAAAATATATTTTATCATATTGTGCCATTATACTAACAAGGATTTAGTGTATAAAGTACCTTTACAGTCAGTACAAAGCAAGTCTAAAGTATGCAAACCTGAACCTGTTGCAACAGTTAAAGTAGAAGTAGTTGTCTGTGATTGTAGCCCTGAAGGTAACGTCCATATCCAGGTAGGATTAACGGGAGCAGGTACAGCAGTACCAACTAATGTAGTTGTATTACATGTAGCAGGGGTTATAAACGAATTATCCGTTATAAGAAATTTTCCATTTCCTAGTAAACTCTTACTTCCTGCAGAAACCCAAGTTAAAACTATATTAGCTGTATATGATATAAATGAGCATAGTCCGCTTACAGTCTTTGTTGTAGTTATAGCAAAGTTTGAAGATTTTCCCGTTAAACCAGTATTAGTAAATGTAATAGCTGTTACACCAGGATTGTCAGAATACAAACAAGTATTATCTACGTCTACTGTATAGTGTTCACCAGTATATGTAGCAGGTAAAAATACTAAAGGGATAGTTAAAGTTAATACTGTATTTGAAGCTTCTAAACCAAAAACTATTAATTTACCAAAAACTTTCACAATTTGAGGATCAAAAATAACTGAACCATTACTATTAGTAATAGTATTAAAATCCATATAGCTATTTAGTGCAGTAACAAATAAAGGACTAAACGCAGTACCAGCAATATTTAAACTACTAGTATCGGGTATAGTAATTGTATTAGAGCTCCCATAATTATTTATTAAAGCAATACTTTTTATAGTACTACCTGCAGGTAAGTTAGCTCTAGATATAGTTAATTTAACTGTTTGTGATTGTTTAAAAGCAGTCATCTGAGCTACTCCATCTAATGTGCAATTATGTACTAACCAAGATTGAGTAATAAGTTGTTTTGCTGAATCAGACAAAGTTACATTATTCATGTCTACGTTTGCTGGGTCTGTTACAAGCCCCTTAACAAAAGGTATATTAGCATTAGTGGCAGTACCCGTTAAAGTAAGTACCCTATTAATCTGATCAATAGTTAAATACGCAGTAGAAGTGCATGTTCCAGTAGTAGTCGTATATTTAAAAGTTAGTGTTACATGCCCTGTCCATGTAACATCTGGGTTATCTCCTCCTGGAATAACAGCATCATCAGCGTAAGTTGCTGGACTGTTATTGACAGTTAAAGTCTGTGGAAAAGTAGCAGAAGTACTTGTTATCGTCCACTGACCTCCAGGAGTAACTGACATATTATTAGCTGCTTCTAGTTCGTCTCGTAATTTCATATTTTATTTTATTTTATACGCATTGAATAGAATTGCCTGTTGCAGGTGCTTGAGCACCCACTGATACCGTATATTTTTTATATACACCGTATACATAAGCAGTAGTTAACGCTGGTGTAGTACCGGATGCGTTTATAGTTATTTCTAATTCTAAGAATACCTCAACTTGAGTAGCTGCAATTGGAATAGTTATATCCCAGTAATCGTTTGCACCTATTATAGTATAACCGCTGCCTGTAATTGTACCTGGTTTACCGTATTGATATGCACCAGGAGTTGCATTATAAGTAAATGGAGACGCTAAATTAGTTCCTCCCACCATCGGTGCACTTGTTACAACAGCATTAGTGTGTATAGAAGCTAATCCAGTATTAGCTACATTAGGCGTTATAGCTGTAGCTACATTACTATCAGCGCGTAATCGAACTTTTACTTGATACGAAGCACCATTATAAGTAACTGCAGGAGCATTTTGATCTACTATTTCATCACCTGGACCCATATTAGCTAAGTTCGGTAAAGTAATAGCAGAAGTGTCAGGTGTAAATCTAATAGTTTTATGTGTTAAAGTACTTGATTGTATAGGAGCACATTTATTAATGTCTACTGTTGCAGGTAAAACTGGTTTACCTACTTTAACAAGATTAAAATAAGTGCCTACTACACAAGCATTTGCAGGTATTGCGCAATCTACTGACTGCCAGTATAATCTATAGAAGCCTGGCTTGTTATCGTCTACATTTAAAGTTTGCGCATTAATACTAGCAACATTTCCTACCCAAGCATGCCCTGAATAACCGCTACCAGCTACATATGTATATGTAGTATCATAATAAGTGGAATCTATAGATGCGCCATTACAGGCAGTAGTATAAGATAAAGTAGCAAAATCTCCTGTAGTACCATTTTGTTTTTGTAAAAACCATGAACCGCCTGTAGTATTAAACGCGGTATTTAAAGCTATTGAAGCCATTTTTTATTAACATTTTGTTATAGTAGAAGATAATCCTGCACAAGTAATATCTAAAGTGATAGTCTTTTCTTCTGATAATAAACCGCCTGCTACTTCTACGCGATATTTGATTGTTGCAGTTCCTGTAAGATTAGGAGCGTTAAAGGTTAATTCTTGTTTTGATAAGTTAGGAACTACTACTAAACCAGTTGGAGTTACAACATTTATATTGTAACTTACCACGGGTTTACCCTGCGTATCCGTATGCAAAGCCATATTTAATGTCTTAGGCGTATTACATATTAAACAGTCTGAAATATTATTAGCTGTAGGTTTAGGATTACATACATGTGAAAATATAGTATAGTTACCGCTAGAGCAGCAAGTCTTATCCTTATTACATACACTCCAGTAAATTTGTTCTATTTCATCACTAGGATCGTTATTAATAACGTAGTTGATTTTTCCTGCACCCTGAGTAGCTACACCTAGAGGAGTAGTAAGCTCGTTTTTGTCAGCATTTAATGAATAGTCGTCTCTTAAACCATTTGTACAATTCGGTGTTCCTGCCTTACAAGTAGGAATATAAAATTGAAATGTACTCCAATCTACACTAGTTGTTCCTGTATAAAGAATATCCGTGTCCATTTGATAATATGGAGCGCTGAGCTGAACATCATCACAGTTTATTGTAACTGTTTGTGTAGGATTAGTTATTTTGAGACATCCAGAAGGCGATATACAACTAGCTGTAGTATAATTAATTACACCACTATACTCGTTTTTGTCCGTATCCTGTATAGTATATCTAATCTCATATATAGCGTTTCCTTGCGGAGCTAATATAGTTATAAGTGTAATGTTAACTGGATCCCTATATATAACTACCTCTGGAGAAACTCCGTATACTTTTAGAGTAGACCATACTAAGGATGCTCCAGAGCATCTAGTAGGTGTAAAGTCACCAAAATCTACTCCCGTAGCAATAGAAAATTTCATTGCTTCAAATAATCTCTTATCATATGTTGCAGATTGTTGAAGACAGTGCCCTAATACGGCATGTGATTCAAAGACAACTCTACACTTAGTGTAATTATAAGTAAATGTATGTTTACAGCCTGCTGGAGATATTACTTCACAATAGAGTGGAAAATTATCATTTATATTCGGAGCAATACTTAAAATCTTACAATAGTCTGCATTATAAGCTAGCTCTATACCTGTAACGGAATACCATTTATATGTATAGGTGGACGGCGAAGCTATGCTCATTACAAACTCTTTAGGTGCAGTAGATATAATATCTCCGCCCCATTCAGAAGGACAAGGGTTTTGAAGCTCCTGCGTAAGGAAATTTTCACAACCTTCAGAATCTTCTATATTAATAGTTACGACAAAAGGGTCTCTATAATTCTCAGAAATATTAAAAGAGACTTCTAAAAAGTCAGTTGCAGTTCCACTTGGTGTAGTTATGCTAACATTTGCTCCCGCCGTAGTAGTTACCAAATATTTAAAGGGAGCAACTCCTCCTTCTAATTTATATTTTTTATTTATTATTATCATTTTAAACTTCGGTTATTTGAATAAACGTAGAGCCTACTGGGCATCCAGGTGGTAATATTTCTGTAATAAGTAAAGTCGCACAATTGGTTTCTTTAAGAGGGGAACATGCAGGTATATAAGAACAATAGGTCATATTGTACCAAGCTGTCCATTGAACTACATCTTCGTCAGTGTAACCTTCTCTAAGTAAAAATGTATACCTAGCTAGATCACACGCATTATTACATTTAAATGTTTTTAAGTAGTTAACTACTTCTTTTATTTGTGAGCATTCTAGCAAGCTTTGCATTTGTCAATAAAGTTTAATTCTATAGCTAAAGCTTTATATAGGTAACATATATCTGTGAAATTACAAGTACAGCTTAAGCCATGCTTAATTGTTTCATATATAAGATGTGCTTTAGTATCCGGATGTGTTGCCACATGTTGAGGTAATACTTTAAGTAATTCAGTATCTCCTAAATATAAACCTTCTTCGCTAACTACTATATTTTGAGTATTATCTTGAATAAGTTTATACATTCTAAAGTAATGTACACCCTCTGAATAAGCAATTCCCGTGCTATATACCGGAGTTACTTTTTCCATTAAAGGTTGAATAGCACATCCTTTAGTCATATTATATGTAATAGTACTTACTAGAGGTACACCTTTGAATTCCCATTTATACCTATCGGTCATATCGTAGTACATAACTTCTGCACCTGGATATTGTGTATCTAAATTTAATAAAGCATCATTAGTACCTAAACAAGTACCTGTATTAGTGCAAGTATATACAGTTCCATTTACAGTTACACTAGTAATATTAACAGAACCTGAAGTATAACTTTTAAATACTGTTGCTGTATATTGAACTGGCGCATCTAAATCTCTTGTAGGATCCGCACCACAACAACCTTTGTATTCTAACTTTACGGGACCCATTAGTCTAGGATCAGTGGGAGTTAGTTCAAATTCTTTACTAATTTCGTTATATTCTATTTTCATTATGATGGGTTATAAAAAAACCCTATAGAGGGTTACTCTATAGGGTCTTTAATTATGATTAATGATTACTATTAAAGGAATTTAATTGGAGGCAAATTATTAGCCGCTAAGAAATTCGTAATTGTTGTGCACACTAAAATCTGGTCTGTAGCTAAACCTGTTGTACTTCCAGAGTTACCTGAATAAGTACCGGTTTCTTCAAACAAAATCTTTGTTACAAACGGATCAATTGATACGTGACCTAAATCAGAAGAATATTGGTCAGTATGCTCAATAGTAAGAACAGCGTATTTAGCACTTAAACTAACTGGGTTAGGATAATTGATATTTGCTCTTTCATCAAATAGCTTATTGTAAAGTCTTTGAGAGAAAGTATTTCTATATTGAAGATACAATGCTCTAGAACTATTTTGCTCAGATGCTTTACTTAATCTAGTTACAGTAACTTGAGAAGCATTGAAACCTTTAGAAACACCTACATTATTAATGTTAGTTTGTACTTGAGCAACAAAATCTTCAAATTGAGTCTCACGATCTAAAGCTATGAAAGCTAATCCAACTAACTTATCAGTTGCTGCTAATGTAGTATCATTAGCTTTAGCTGCGTTTAATGGGATTAATCTAGGAGTTGTAAACGGCATACCTGCTATCATAGTTTGCAAAGTAGCAATTTCTTCAGCAGTAAATTGAACTGTTTTATTTCCACGTGCACTAATCCATATTGTGTAATCCGTACCAGCAGCTAATCCACTTATTAATGGATATGAAGCAGAACCAGAGTGACCAGTTAAACCTATACCTAATGCTAACATTGGCACACGTCCACGATAAGTTGGGAAGTTGAGAGGAGAAGAAGCATTAATCTCCATACCTAACATATGATATAGATAATGAGCTTGATATGCAGCTAATCCCATAGTAGGAGTTAAATTACTTGCCCAATCTGGTGTAAGAACATTTGCAGTATAGATTAAACCTTCTGTAGAATAAGCTTCATCCATTGTACGACCGCCGAATTTAAAGTTAAGCTCATATGTAGTATTAGCTTCAATAACTTGTGATGCTCCTATTGTGAATCCCCACAAAGACTTAGTAGGATCCTTGTAACGTTCTAAGCTAACTTCAATAGGGAACGTTGCATCAAGAACACTTGAAAAATAAGGTATATTTTTCAAAGGATACTTCATTGTTGTGTAACCCGTCTTAGTAAAGATTTCTAATCTCTTAGTAAAGTTAGCAGCAGTTTGAATAGATGTACTATTGTATACTGTGTTATATAAAGGACTATTAGGATCCCCATTACTAAATACGATATCGCCAGCAGTCATCAATGCAATTTTTTCTTGGTTACCGTTATTAGTTAATATTTTATTTGCTACAGTAACTGGATTGGTAACATACATAGCTCTAGCAGCCGGCATAACCATCATAACGCTGTTAGCATTTTTTAATTGTCTTTTCATTGAAAGATAATTTGTTTTGTTGTAAAATAATGATTCTTATCTTGTGATAAGAACGCCTTACTCAACGTTCGTTTCCTAATTGTTAGCAAGGACTTTTTCAGCAAACCCTCCTTTTATAATACGTTCAGCTTCATTAACGGCTAAATCCACTATTAAAGGGTGAGTAAACTCAGGTAAGTCAAATCCTTTAGTCGTAGTAGTTACTCCATCAGGATGCACATACCCACCAATATAAGGTTTTGAAGGGTATGTAAGGTAGGTTATTTTTGCTTTAGATACTGGCTTATATATGTATATAGAAGTATTTTTGCCTTCGCTATCTCTACCAAAGTTATATAATGCTGTAAACTTATTGAAAGGATTTCTCAATTCTTCTAAGTAATCAGAATGTTTAGAATGCACACATGATAACCATTGTTTACAGGATTCATCATAAACATTAAGACTTGTTAGGTGATAGTAAGGTTTTACTAAAGTACTTAACTTTAACTCTACATTATCACTAGGAACAAGTGTAATTTCAGGTTGTTCTGGAAATTTAACGTGTAGATTACTTAATTCATCTATACGTAATTGATTGTCTTCAAATCCAGCTCTAGTTAAGTTAACTTGATTATACCTAGTCCTAAAGTATTGCTGTTGCGCTTCATGTAGAAGCCAGTCAATTTCTTCAGGTTCAAAGTTTTTAGTTTGATTGGTATCAAGTTTATTTAACTTTACTTTAAAGTCAACATGTGCTTCTTGTATAGTCATTATGATTTAAGCTTTATTTCTGATTGAAGTTCTTGTATAAGATCTGCTTTCTTAGTATCCATTAGGAATTCTAGAGCAGACTCAGGTTTATTACCTAATTCTATACTTCCTTTAGCGCGTACCCATGTGTACGTACCTTTATTGATTGAAATGATTCGCATATCTAAAGCTTGTTTTAATGTAAACCTAGCTTCGAACTGAATCTTACCATCAGCAGTTTTAAGTAACTTATATAAGGTTAAGAACCTGTATATATTGTTATTATTAGAAGTATTGTTTTCAATAAATTGGAACAATAAGTTTGTTACTTGTTCTTCAGTTACATTACCTTTAACATTAACTAATTCTAAGATAGCTGCTATCTTACGTTTAACGGTAGGTAGCATATCTGAATCAGATAACGCAGCAAATGCAGCAATTTTATTAGTGTTAGATTTGAACTTGATTTCGTCTTGCTCATTTTCAATAGCTACATAATAACGTGCATGAGGCCATTTATGCTCTTTCCACTCTCTTTCAGAATTAGCAACTAGCTTAGATGCTAAACATACATGATAAAACATGCAGTCATCAAATACATCCAAATCTAGAACAGTAGCTCCATCATTAAGTGACCAGCTTTTAGACTGGAAATAAGTCGGTACATGATTTGTTTGATAAAATTTATCGAGTCCTGGAGAGCACTCATCTGTTAAGAAGCCTCTATCTAAGTTAAATTGGCGCTCATATTTATCTTGAAGAGTTAGTAATCTACCATTCTCTTCTTTCTGAGCTCCATTTTCTAACCAAGGTTCATCAAGGCCAGTAGATAATTTTGAAGTACGTGTATTCTTTAATGCGGCTAAGCTATCTTTAGCTTCACCGTTTTTGTTCTTTTTAATTTTTACTCCGGAACTATCCGCAGTAAATTCGTCGAGCTTTTGTGCGCTAGGACGAGGTATAGAATATATAAAAACTAATTTCTTATTTGACATAAAATTAAAAGGCCGTTTACTCCCGGCCTTCTGGAGTCTTTGTATTCGAGTACAAATATTTTATCTAATTAAACTTAAATATTATTAACATCAGTGATTAACTCACCACCCATAGTAGGATCGAACATAACAATACCCATAGTACCTTCCATGAAGTGTGTGTAACCTGCAACTTTAGAGTTAGCAGCTCCAGACTTGATAGGACCTGATGGTGTAAATGAACCTGGAACGTAGAATGAACGGAAAGTATTCTTACGTTTGATTGACATGATATTGTTGTATTGTCCATCTTCTGCTTTCTTGCTAGAACCCCAGTGAGTGAAAGACAAACGACCTGAATCAATAGGCTTGTTAGGGAAGAACGGATGTGGGATGTTGTTGTAACGAGTGCTATCATAGTTAGGGATACACTGCATTGAGAATTCAATACCTGCGATACCTTTATAGTATGTGAACTGTGCACCATATGACAAGTGATTAGGATTTTCAGAAAGTTTTTGAACCCAGTGAGTATCCAAAGTCAATAATGATTGAGCACGAGCTGCTAGCAAACGATGTAGCATCATTTTACCAACTGTACCAGAGAAACCTGCAGTCTTACGATCATCTTCGTCAATACGTGCGAAGTAGATATCCATAAGGAATTCAAACAACAAGTCTTCAGTCCAAGGAGATGCAGTATATTTGTTCCAAGAGTCTTTCATTTGTTCACGAAGACCTGGTCCAGTGTATTTAGTGTATTTGTTGAAACCTTCACGTACACTTCTCTTACCATACCAAAGAGCTGCTTCGATATCTTGATAGAAAGTCTCGTTAAGTTTGTTTTCAAACATTGGAAGATACTTAGTTACTTGTGTACCGTTAACTTTAAACGGAATAGTAAGCATACCTTGTGTTCTCCAAGCTTCGTCAGTTACTGTACCTTCCATAGCGAATGATCCGATTTGAGACTCTAGCATCATTGAGCTAGGAGATTGGATAGTACCACCACGGTCGTTTAATTCTTGAACAACTGAAGTAGTCATTTTATTCAAACGACGGCCAGCTTCTAACAATTCTGCAGGTACAAATACAGCAGGATTATCAGTCATTAAACGAAGAGTATAGATATAACCTGCGCCATCAGGAACAGCTGAACCAATGATTTCCAAAGGATATTCTGGATCTTCAAGATTCAATACATCTGGTTCTTTGTAATAGTCGATATCAGTTTTGATACGAATTAAAGATCCATTAAGACCTGGAGTTGTGTTAGTACTTTCAAGATTTTCAAGGATGATACCATAACGGTGCTCAGCGCCTTGAAGTCTCCAACGATAAATTAGTTGGTCTATTTCGATGTTACCACCGGACATAGCGCCATCTTTAGCTGCAGTCATACCTAACAATGGTTTGTTAGTCATAAACTGACTTCTAGAAGAATACAAACGTAACATTAAGTTCTCGAATACATACGGTTTTCCTGTTTCGCCAAGAGCACCTAAGTAGTTAGAGTCTATAAAATTACCGCCAGCACCTTCGTACTTTTTAATCACAAATTGATTAGGAGTTGTAATTGTCATTTTTTAATTAATTAAAATAATTTATTATTAACCTATTTTAGCCATATATGCATCCCAATCAAAGTTTTGACTTGGAGGTGCTCCCGGAGTTCCGGAGACAGTAGGTTTTATATTTGATTTTGCGTCTAAAAGTTGTTGTTTAATTGACTTTACTGCATTAGATTTAACTTGGTTATTAAACCTATCTAACACGATACCTCTGTTACTATCATAATCCATTAATATATCGGCTAGTTGAGCCATATGCTCTGGATTATTTTGAATACTTGCTAGTACCCTATTATAGTTAGTTGTTACTTCTTTACCTTTAGCAACTTCGTTAAACAAAAATGATTTAACTGCTGCCTTACGAGTATCTGGAATTACAGGAGTAGTATCAATAGCATTAGCTATAGTAGTACGAATTTGATACGCGCGTCTAGCTTCTGCTTCTCTGCGTTCTTGTTCCTGAACTATTAGTTCTTCTGCTCTAGCACTTTCGTATTGCTTAAGTTCTTCATAGTATTCTACAGCTGCTTCTGCTAGTTCTCCACTTCTATCTAAAGATTGAATTAATTTATCTGCTCTTTCCTGTGGAAAATTAGCTACTTGAGTATAATATCTTTGTAATAAAGATATTTGATCCGCTTTATTAGCTAAATCAACATTATCTAATGATAGTGCATTTGTATACTCAAAAAATTCTTTTAAAGGTTTACCACTCTGAAGACCAAATAATATTGTATTTTTATAATCTTCAGGTAAGGCATCTAGTAATTCATTAAAAGTAGTTTGTTCTTTTATTTGTTTACTGTACTCTAAAGCTTTTTCAAATTCTTCTTCTGAACCATTAAACTGGAAATCATCAGGCAACATTAAAGCTTGCTTTTCTTTAAGGTAATTAAACATTACTGATAAAGAATCATCGGTATTTTCTGGTATTGTGTCAGTAGGCGCTTCTATAATATCGCCCGTTAAATCTACTATTTGATCGGGATTTGGTTCATTGTTTTCATCAATTACTTCAGTTGTTACTAAAGTATCTTCTGTAGTAGTATCCTCTACACTTTCAAATAGTTCCGCGAAATCATTCGCGTTATCTGGTAATTCATTAGTGTCCATAAAGTTATGTATAATATTTAAGTATGTATTTAATATAAATTTTTGTTGTTATTATTATTTAGTCGAAGGTTTTTTCTTAGCTGCCATTCTTTTAATACCCAGCTCTTCTTTCTTTATTTCCATAGTGTCTTCGTGTTTCTTCTTATCTAATTTAAATTTTTCAATTTCTAGTTGATCCGGTTTACCATTATCGTCACTATCTTGATCTGCTTGACCTATAAAGGAAGTTATTTCTGCAATATATCTATCATTCTCTAACTTAGATTCATGCATATAAAGTTTAGCATCTAACTCTTCTTGTTTTTGTTTTTCTTGAGAAGCTATCTGAGCTTGAACTTGTTCCATTTGTTGCTGTTGTTGTTGAGCCATTTCTTGCTGTTGTTTCTTCTCTGAGTGAACTATTTCTGTCTTAAGTTTTTCTAAACTATCAGTGGTTAATATATTAATTAAGTCTGACAATTTAATCTTATCGTTCTGAATAAGCGTTAAACCTAGTTGTCTTAACTCATTAAATACCATATGTTCCTTACTACTGTTAGTTAAGAATACACCAAAGTCAGTATCTAATAACTCATCTGGATTAAACTCTAATGACATGATAGACATATCATCTAATATATACTGAAGTATCTTACTATCCTTCCAAGTTACCTTAGCAAGCTCTATTAAAGATCCTAATACGCGTTCCCATACTTTAAAATGCAACTGAAAATATAATTCAGTAACAATACTACTTTGCTGTATCTGTCTTTGTACGTTAGTTACTGCTTCGGTAGGCGCCACTTGTCCCTCTCTTTGCTTATTAATACCAGCTACGTCAGCAATTTGTTGATCAATAGCTTCCATTAACTGCACATAATTCATTATGTGCTGCATAGTAGATCTATTAGTTACATTAGTAATTTTACCTCTCTGTGCTGCTCCTGGTAAACCTCCATTATGTAATGGATTATAAAAGTCTAAGCCCAACTCTTCTAAGTAATACAATGTCTTCTCCATTCCTATTTCAGGATCAATCATCGTAGTATCTATAGCTGTAGCTGCGGGTTTATCCAGAGCAATCATTTTCTTTAACTTATGGACTAATATAAAATAAAGATATTGAAACGGTTTCATTCTATCTAATAATGAAACTGACTCACTATTCATATTACTATATATTACTCCATGATAACCTAAGCGTACTTTCTTAACATTATTTAAAGAACGATACTGTAAATCTTTAGGTCCTATAAGTGGAAATATATCTTCCCATATCTGTACTGCTTCCCATACTTCAGGAATCCAATCCCAGTATAACATAAAATTATCCCATTGATATACATCAATTTTACGATTTTTCTTATACACTACACTTTTAGTTGCATATGCAGGTAATTTAAAGTCTTCAGATACTATATCTTCCTGAACGTCTCCTTCCGGAGTAATCGTAGTTAAGAAACCTACTTTCTTCTCGCTCTGCCATTCAATATGAGATACTTTAATATTCATAGTACTATTACCCTCATACTGCCCTTTCATAGCATTTTCTAATTGTTGAGGGCTATCATACATATGATTAGCTGCAGGGTTATACAATTCATGATAGTATCTCATACTATCTGTTGGGCCTGCCTGTGGACTACCTATACCCCTACTATAGTTCTCTACTCTTTCTACTTCTTCAGGTGTTAACCTGTCACCATATTTATTTAATACATCACCTACGGTCATATACGTAACGTAACCCGCAAATAAGCCATCTTCAAAGAACTTAGTATCTCCTGCTTTATGATAAAAGAAACCTAATGGATTAATAACTTCTACGGTAGGTTTATCATTTACTACGCCTACCCATACAACTTCCATACCCGATATAAGGGCATGTTTGAATGTATCGTTTTTCTTCATTTTGATTTCATCTACTCTATACATATAATTTAATAACTTATTAGCGGATATTTCTTTAGTAGATAAAAACTTAGTTTCGCTAAGTTTAGCCATTTCATCTTCTATATTATATGCATTATTAAGCCCCTGAGTAGTAGCCTCATCTTGTCCATATCCCATTTGCTGGAATATATTGCCTATATACTGTTGCACCATACCCTGTAACTGCTGATGATATTCTAACATTTTAGTTTTAATACCATCATCATTTACTAATATAGCTTTAAATTCAAAAGCTCTATTAAGCTCTTCCGATAATACAACATTAATTTTATTATATGTTTTATTGTAAGCTTCTATCTCTGGAAATATACCCACTGATAATCCTAATTGATTACAGTAGTGATCAAAGTCTCCTTGATTTACTTTATTATTATATAAGTCATAATTACTAGCTAACTTATTATACGATGTTCTATTATGCGTATAGTTAACCACTAGCTTTCTAACTACGTTTTTAGCCCACTCATAATCATCCTTAATCTTGTCTTTAAAGGATAACCTCTGAGGTGGAAAGTTTATTAAATTCAGCATTCTTAAATAGTTTTTTGTTATGAGATATGAAAGATAGCGTATCGCTTATATTATTTAATTCTTTCATTCTATTTTCATATTGGTTAAATTGTTCGTTTAATCCTATTATACATCCGGCAAATCCCATAACAGCATCGAAGTTTCCTTCTAAGTTAAACTGTAACATTTGCTGTAATAATATTCTACTCGGTATTCGTGAAAAGTTATATTTGCCATCATCATGTGATTCTAATAGCCAGTTTCTTACGTAGCCTAATGCCCTAAGTTTTACTTCTCGGTTACCTATTGTGTAACCATAAGTAAGATTTCCCTGTCCTCTATTTGCTACACTAGTCAATACCGTACTTGGCTTACTAGCTAGCAGTTCTAATTTCCTATGTTTCTCGAAATAGTCCTTAACGTTACCCACGTTATTTTCAAAGTATATTCTGGCGTTTCCGTAAAATAAACTTAATTTCAATAGGTAGTCGTTTACTACATCACTTCCATAGAATGGCCGCCCTATATACTCTGCGACTACTTCATTATATCCTATAGTATCAAAATACTTATTAGTCTTAATAACGAATATAGATGCAAATGAAGCTCCTCCATCTGTATTATCTTTAAAAGGGTCATGCCCTATAATATAAGCATCATTAGGTACTCTACCCTCTATTAACTGTGGCAGCTCATATATTACTATACACCCTTCTTTAGCTTCGTTTTGCCAAGGAGATTCATTAATAGCTATTAGACTATTATCTGTATCTATCTTATATGTAACACCGTTGTATATACTCTGCTTATCAAAATATAGTTCCACACGTTTTTCTAATAACTCCGTATAGTTTTCTACTTCCCCTAGTCTAGCCTTAATTTCCGTACTCGGGAATATATTACCTGTCTGTACCAAGAATATCTCACTAGGTACTATAGGGTTGTTCTGAACCTCGTTAGCATAAGATATACTGTTAGTCTTAGTAGATCTATCGTACATTACCTTAGCCGTAGCTTTCTCCATATCTATATACCCATTTTCGTCTCTAAGACTATTATGTGTATACTGTGTAGGAACAAAGTAGCCTACTTTACCCTTATGCTCGTAAGTATCGTCAAATGATACTATATCATAATTACTAGGATTATAAAACATATCGTAGGCAGCGAGTGTGCCTCCAGAGCTCATTGCTCCACCCGTACCAATATATATCATAGTACCGAACTTAATACCTCCTAATATCATAGTATCCTTAGTTGCTGCGTGAACCTCTAAAGCTTCTGGTGCCATACCTATCTCCTCATATACCATGATATTATTACGACCTCCTTGTGCAGCATATGGATTAGCATTCCAAGATACGTGCCGTATAGACGATCTACTACCTACGGTAGCTTTAGACCCTTTAATCTTCTTTCTATATTCTGCTATGATCCTATCGGCAGATTTCCAGGTACCCCTATACTTTTTAGTAAATGGCGCTGGATACGTTATATTACCTACCTTATAACCGCCCCGCATATTTTCCAGAGCAATGCGAACCTTCTCTAAGTGATCATTACTAAACGTAGTCTGACTTGCTCCTACTACGATAGATGTACGTCTCTTATTATTAGTTAAGTCCGTCATGTCCGTAACACCGTCAAATAGCCATTCATGTAATACAACATGGCTCATTAGATAAGAATTATGTGTTACTATAAAGCCCGTGGTAAGAAATAACTTCTCAGGATTATCTACTTCTATACACACTGAAGGGGAAGTAGGAATAGGCTCTATACTCTTTATAGCTAAGTTAGTGTGAGTAAACTTATTAGTGTCTATTAAACCTAGCTTATAAGCTACGGCTTTCATACTAAAATATACGTTACGATCCTTAACTCTATACTTAACTCCTATCTGTTTTAATATAGTTGTATAGGTATCTATTAAGCTTATAACATTTTTATCTTTAGTATATCTAATTCTACAGTTGCCTCCTTTGTCTACAAAATATGGTATAGAATTAAATACTGTACTGGTCCAGGCTTTAAATATAGAAAGACAGTCTTCCTGTGTGTTATTAACTAAGGGTATCCTATAATTAAAGGTTCCTGGATACATAGTAATATCCTTATATATCTCTTCTGTACTTAACGTTTGTTTCTTATTACCTCTACCGTATACAGTCCATTGATGCCCTGCCCCACATTTTATAGTCCTTCCATCCTTAAAAGTAACTCGAAACATATCTTGATCTGTGAAATTAATTTTATCTATGACTTTAGCAAACCTAAAGTTATTATCTAATATATAATCTCCTATCTCTATATCTTTAATAGCTACTTCTTCGTAATCAAAACATTCCGCGTCTGTTCTTCTATATACGATTTCAGTTTCTTCTAGGTCTTTTCCTAGACCCCTGCCAGCCATAAACAATAAGTTCTTAGCTGGATTATTATATAAGGGTTTACCCTTATCAAATTCATGTATACGCCTTAAATTCTCTCTAGCCGGTATATACTCTTTACATTCATAGTTTCCGTCTTCGTCTACTATTTTATTTCCTAAATCATCTTTCTTAAATACTTCATCCGGTTTATCGAACAAATCTACTACCATAGATATATGGGACGTAAAAAGGGGATCTTCGGAAAAACCCGAAAACCCCCTAGCCTCCATTAATGTATAATGGAAATCCCATTCTACGTCTCGAAGAAATGGAAATCCCAATATCTCTGATTTAGCGTAGTCTGATAATTTAATTTTTATACTTCCGTGATTAACGTAGAAGTATAGTTTTGGTGGCATAAACCGCCCTTGCGACCATAGGCCTTCTGTACATCTAAGTCTTTCTCGACTCCAGTATGATTTATAATCTGGATGAAAGGGATGTATTGTTTCTGCTGGAAATAAAAAGTTGGCATTAGGAACTATGTTACTTTTATATTCATCTAATAGTAACATTATATTTATTTATTAATATGCCTGACCATCTAATATTTCCGTATGATCGAATTCTTGTTTAGCCTTATCTTCTAATATAGCTACCTTAGTCATAATAATTTGTGTAGCCACTGCTATACTATTCCTAATAGCTTCTTCTAATACCTTAGTAGGGTCTATGACCCCTGCAGATATTAGGTTTTCTATTTGTTCCGTATTAACGTTATAGCTATTTTCGTATACTTGAAAGTCTTTACTAGTTATAATAGGCTCTGGAGCAACGTTAGCATTTTCTAATATCTTATAGAAAGGAGCCTTTAATGCTGCTCTAAGTATACTAGAGCTTGTCTCGTTAGATAATACATATAATATTTTACCTGCACCAGGTACTATACCCTTCTCCATAGCAGATCTAACTGCGCGGATACTATCGTCCAAGCGATCCTTAATTTCGTTACATTCAACCTCATTAGTACTTCCTACCTTAATGATAACCAAGCCATTTGTTAGCTTAGCTAGTCTTTCAGAATATCTTTCACGCTCATAACTATTAGCTGCGTTATCCAACATAGCTTTAAGATTCTTTGCATGTTCTTCAATAACTTTCTCCAGTGGAGCTCTGTCTGTGAAGATAGTAGTACTCTCTTTGTCCACTAATACTTTAAGCGCTGCGCCTAAGTGAGTAGCTTTAACGTCTTGCGGTATAAGTGCTACATCAGTGTCAATTAGAGTACCACCCGTAAGAAGCGCTATATCTTGCAGAGCCTCTTTCCTTCTAATACCGAAGTTCGGGCTCTGAACGGCACAAACGTTTACGATTCCTCTAGCATGGTTAGTCAAAACTGTACCCAATGCTTGTCCTTCTAGTTCTTCACATATGATAAGAAGTGGACGCTTAGCTTTCATAGCTATCTCCAATACTGGAGTAACTTCATTAGCATATCTTAGTTTCTTATCATATATAAATATTAATGGATTAACTAATGTAGTAGAAGAAGTAGCTCTATCTTGTACAAAATATGGTGAGAAGTAGCTTCTCTTGAAAGTATATCCATCACTACTTTCTACGGTAGTCTCCAATGTTTTACCATCTTCAACTATAATCCTTCCATGTTCCCCCGCTTTTTCATACGCATCCGCGACCACCTTTCCGATAAAAGCATCGTTGTTAGATGATATAGTAGCCACGTTAAGAATATCGTCTTTACTATTAACTGGAGAACTATGGTCTTGCAGGCTTTTAAGAAGCTTAACACATTCACTATCTAATTCTCTTTTTATATCTATAGGCGCTCTATTATCTTTGAACGCTTCCTTAATAATATTATATGCGAGAATTGTAACCGTAGTAGTACCGTCTCCCACATCGTCTGCTACCTTAGCAGCTGCCTGACGCACTACCTGTGCAGCCATATTTTCTAACTGATCTTCTAATGCTATTCTCCATGATACTGTAACACCGTCCTTAGTAATCTTAGGAAGCATCGTTGTTTCATATAATACATTATATCCTTTAGGTCCTAGTGTACAAGACACAGCTTCATATAGCTTACGTACACCTTCTAACATCTTTTCTCGAGGTGAAAAGTTTATCTCTCTTACCATTTTAATTTTTATTTAAGTTTAATTTATTATATTACTTTAATGTAACTTTTAGGTAACACTATATAATATCCTATAGGATCGTTAGTGTGTATTACCACGTGAGTTCCTTTACGTGTAGGAGACTCCTCTTTATATATTAGTTCGTACCTACAATGACTGTCTATAGAAGCATCATAGTACGGTGGACTATTTTCCGCCTGGAAAACCATCTGATCGTACTTACCTTCCCACTGAACTTCGCCCATCATAGAAGGGTCTATACTATAGAATTGTAATATTTCACGGATCTTATAAAATCCGTCTTCTATACAAACAATTTTATCTATATAACTATTAGCATTTAATGTATAGCTTATGTCTTCTTCGTCTAAAATCTTATCTATTTTAGGATTGTACTGTAGGTGATTCTTGTTCCTTCCCATCTGTTTCTGGTTTATCTTCTACTTCTTTTTTAGGTTGATTGAGTAAAATGAATGTGTCTACATAATCGTACCTTAATCCAGTATTTTCTGCAAAGTCTTGATCATCTTTAGTATCACCTACCATTTTACTGCCATACCAGTTTATCTTAGTATTCTTTCTACCTAATAGATACATCTCTACTGCGGTAGCCATTCCTGTATCTGGTTTTCTAAGAGTAGAACTATTATTATAAGGTTCTACTGTTCCTTGCGGATGAAATGGAGAATAGAACATCATATCTCTATCTATAAGGCCTTCGCATAATCTATGTAAAGTATCAAACTGATTTTCTATATCTTCTATCTCGTAATGTCCATGAGCTACACCTCCTTGATTAGATACCACAGCTATAATATAACCTTCTTTCTCCTTAGCTACTTTTAAAGCATCTAATATACCTTCTTTAAGCTCGAAGTCCTGCGCATTTTCTGGAAACGTTTTTCCAGATTTAGTATTAACTAATGTCCCGTCTCTATCTATAAATAAGACGGGAGCTGTTTTATATTCTATTGTACTAGCCATTTGTTTCTAATGTTTCTTCATTGTAATAAGTCCAGTCTTCACTTAGCATATCTGTTTGAGAAGCTAGCCAAGGAACTAACTGTCCTGTAACTGTTGACATATAAATATAAGGTAAACCCATTTTACTATGGGCGTCAGGTACTTGTAGACCTAGCCACATACCTTTACCGTTCCAACCTGTTCTAGCCACTTTGTGACCTTCTTTGAGTGCTTTAATAGCACCTCCAAAATCTGTTATCATTTCCATATTTTATAGTGTTAAATTTGTACTACATCCTGTTGTTGTATAATAAGTTGGCTGATAATACCCCGAAGTAGTGAGTGTTGTTCCACTAAGCCAATCTCGAGGCTCCCCTAAAAATTTCTTACTAGGATCTCTATATCATCTATATCTTTCTCTGTAATGCACTTACATTCATAAGCTAAGAAGAGTGTTTTACTTTTAGCCTGTTCGACATCCTTAGCTAATATAAAAGCAGGATCAAAAACTATTTCTGTTTCTTCTCCATGTTTCAGTATAGCTGTTTCGTATAATCTTAATTTAGTCTTTTCCATTCTTCTCTAATTGTTTTATGTGTCTCCAAGCATTCTCACGTTCTTCTTCTAATGCATTTATTTCTACCCAATAAGGGCCTTCTACTTCAGCGTTAACTACATCTCTATATGCTCTAATATATGTCTGCAATTTTTCCATTGTATCATAATCAGGTCTATTTATAAAGTTCTTTAACGCTTTTTGAATGCCCTCTATCATACCTGCATCCATAGCAGGATTTTCTGCTTTCCAATTAGTGGTATATTTAGTTCTTATTTGATTCTTCTCGTCTTGAGTTACTATGGGTTTACACGCATTATAAGGTAGCGGTGATGCCATCATTTTTATTTCTCCGTCCATTTTATTTAAGTTTATTTAATTTATCTTCTATCTTCTGATAGAATTCTTTCATTTTCTTAGCTTCTTCCAAAGTTACAAACTTTGATTGCACCCTACAATCATTATCTATATATGATATTCGGCCTGAAGGATTAGGTACTTCCATTATATTTTTAACAAACTCTAAAGTAGCGTCATTACTATCATTATCATCTATCCATACATCTAATGATCCTAAGAATTCTATAGCGGGCTCTAGTTTAAATTTTGGGCTCTTTTCCATTTTTTCTCTAAGAATTTTTTAAATAGGTTTACATCTTCTTCAGTATATTCATCTACATTCTTACCGTCATTCCATTCCATAATATCTAGTACATCTCGTATTGATAGTTTACCTTATTGAAGACCTTGATTTAGATTAAAATCATTTCTTAATAATTCCTCTTTTTCTAATTCAAATTCACTCCTAGAACTAAGTGTAATTCCAAAGTCTATTACTCCTACTTGGTACGCATTAAATTTTGTCTTCATTGTTTAAGTCTAAGTTTAACTTGATCTTTATATAATTCATCTGAGCTTCTCTTATATATTTATCTATATAATCAGATAAATAATGTTCTTTAAGCCTCTTCTCTATTTGCTTCTTTATTCTCATTTATAAAGTATTTATCGATGAAATAATTAGTGTCTTTACAACGTTCCAGTTCTTCCTGCATAAGTTTATGAAATAGTTCTTTACCCATTCTACCAGTTGCTATTTGAGGTTCAGGGGGTTCCCAGTTTCTTATAAATTCTTCCCATTCTTCTTTAGTAAGAGTTTTCATATTAAAAGTCAAATGAGGTCATACCTCTTTCAAATACATAATCTTTAGGATCTAACAAGTTTTCAGGTTTAGGTACATCACTATAAGCATCATAACCTTCACTATAGGTCTTATACATATTTCCTTTACCGTCAGATATAGCCATTGTTGTATGTGTATTTCCATTTAGCTTAATGTATACTGGGCGTATCCTATCATCCATTGGATTAATACTTCGTTCAGCTTCTATCATCTTTGTATATTCTTGATAGGCTGCTCTTTTCTCTTTTTGTTCTACAGTTAAAACATAAGCATCAATAGTTTCTTCCTTATCGATAACATTAAATTCAACATTATCTGGATAATGTTCTTTAGCTACCTTTACTTTAATTACTGTACCTCCTATCCCTGGTCCAGACTTTATTAATTTTTTCTCCATCTATAAAATATTTATCTGATGAGCGTTTAGCCCAGTTATATGATTTAGGTTCAGATACATTATATATGAAACCGTCTCCATCAGGTACAGGGTCCCTAAGTATATAACCTTTTTTAATTAGATAGTCAGCTAATGTTTGATAATTTGTTTTCTTTTGTACTACAAATTGTCTGCGTGTGCGTCTATCCATGATCTAGAGCTTGTGGCATCAGATTGATTCTGATATTTACCGTTATATGTTGTAGGCTTTCTGAACTGTTTGGGCATAGCCTGATAATATATCTGACATATCTTCATGTTAGGATATATACGTATAGGTTTAGTTACCTTAATTTCTAATGTCCAGGTGCCTTTAAATCCATTATCTCCGAAGCCTGCGTTAAAGTGTGTACTTATTCCGAGTCTTGCAAGACTGCTTTTATCAGCTAGATGTGGTACATGATTATACGTTTCAGTATATTCGTTTGTCCTGGCTATGTACAGTTCGTTAGGTTGTAGTACGTACCCTTCTTCGGGTATCTTTATATTTTGTATAGGATTATCTAGCTTAGCATCTAGTGTATCTTCGGTATATACAAATAGTGTATCGTGTAAAGTAAGATCATAAGAGTTAGGATTAAGGTTCTTTAAGTTGAACGGCTTAATTATAATTTGACTCTTCTTACTTAGAATGTCTTTATCCGTTAATATCATTGAGTATTTTATTTTTTAATGCTAATGTAAGGTCCATATTATATTTATAATCTTGATTAGTCATTTTATCCTGTTTCTTAGCATTATCCAAGAAATCAATTATATCTTCTATTGCTGTATCTAATATTCTATGTTTCATTAGTCATGTTGTTCTAAGAAGCTTTCTACTTCGCCTCCAAATAATAGTTCTTCTTCTTGATTAAGTTCCTTAATAGCTTTTTGAAGAGTAGCATTAAGTTTATCACTATTAGCCATGATCCTATCTAACTGATCAGCCGTAGATAAAGTGTAAGGAGTGCTGCTTATAAACTCATCACGCTCTTCTAACTTCTTCTGCCAGTTAGATAGGAATCTCTGGGCCTTAGTTAAGAGAGCATTGTTTATAGTTTCCGTATATTGTTTTATAATAGGGTCATCTAAATCAAATTTAAAATCTTTAGGTTTATCCGAGTCTCTATCTATAAACTCTTTAACTAATACTTCTTTATCTTTTAACGGAACTTCGTATAAATTAGATTTCGGATGATGTATCAATAATAAGTAATACATTGTTAGCTCCTGGAGCTCTTTCTCCTTCTTGTTCTTGTTGAAGTGTATGTCCGGGAATAGTGGTTGTATCCCCAGGTTGTCCGTTACCGGATTCTTCGTTAACGTTATGAAGTGCATCTCTTAATTTATTATGCTTATATTCTATCCATTCTGCTTCTGACTTAAGCGTCTGTAAATCTGTCCAGTTAGCACAATGCTTAGTATCTGCCCAGAATAATGACGGAGCCGAGCATCCACATGAATCACATCTAGTATAGGTATAAGATATATTACCGTTAGTGTCTTTATGTTCTTGTATACAGCCTGCCTTATTTTGGAGACATCTCTGAGCTCTCTCTTCTGCCTGTTCCATAATATGTTGCTTTCTCTGAAACATATTAGATACTGCGGATAGTACTGCCTTAGCATTTGTTACATTTACGTCGCTTAATTGCATTAGTTAAGGATTGTATCTAGATTATTTTTAAGTGTAGTGTTCTTAGAGTTCTTAAGAATTAACTTGATGATTAGTTTAACGATTGGAATAATTTCTCCGTAGTGACCCATTAGAAAGCCCCAGATTCTCTTTAGAGGTTTACCTGTAGTATCTGATGTTCTGCTGTTAATTTCTTGCACATAACCTTCTAATTGGTTCCAGTCCTTATTATATTCTGAAAGCTTTGCTTCTAATTGTAGGATTCTTTCTGCTGCCGTCATTGTTTTAGCTGCTGCTATCGTAGTAGATACTACTTTATTGTTCTTAGTATTTGACATTTTATTTATTTAAGTTTTAATTATATGTAAATTAATCTATGTAATTTACCTTTAGTCCTAAATCTGCAAATGTTCCAGATTTAATAGTAGGACGTATATAATACGCTATTTGCATTTCGTTAATAGTGAATACACCGTTCTCTTCGTCTACGGGTTCCAGTTTTACGTTATTTCTAAAGTGAATTTGGTCGCCTTTTTCTAGTTTGTTAGCCGAGTTTTCTGGTTGGGATATAATAGTACCCCAGTTTTCCCACTTTTCGAATATAGGCTTCATGCCTAGCTTACCTCCATCAGTTTCATAATGTTCAAATTCAGGAGTTATTAGTCCCGATGTCGTCTGTTTCTGTGCTTTGGGTGGTAACTGTACTAGAACGTTCATGTTTAACGTTCTTATTTGTTCGTAATTCATCTTTTATGAGTTTGTTAATTGCATTTATAAGAATTATTTGAGTAGGATTAGTCTCTCTAAAGTTTATATTATAAGAATGCACTGCAGATAACTGTAAAGATTGATTATCTATAGGTAATACTGCTGTTTCTTTCTTATATTTGGTACTTCTGAGTTTCCAGAGAGTCCTTAGACCTTCTATTTTATTAGGTGTCTTCTCCTTTCTTATGTTAGGAAGTGCTTTTCTCTGTATATAAGAGTCTATAGCGGGATATCTTATCTTAAATACACCCATAGGGGTAGATAATTTAGCTGCCGTAGGGCTATGAAGATATCCAGCCATATCTCTCATGTATATGTCTATAGCTTTCTTTATTTGGTTAGGTTCTAAACGTATATCTAAGTCTCTTAAGTCCTTCCTTACCTTATTTACTATCTTATCTTCTAATGTATTTAGCTTCTGTATAGTAAATCCTATATTAGTCGTAGTCTTTAACTTAGGCTGCTTAGGATTTAGATGAGTTAAGTCCATAATTTATATTAATATTTATGTTAGGAGTAGATTTAGTTATAGATTTTATAAGTGATATGAATTTATCCGTAAAGAATACTATATTATCGGCATCTGTCTGGACTATATTAGCGTCTTTAAATTTCTTTAGTACGGGAAACATAGTCTTAGTATTAATGTTATAGTTATATTTTGTCTGTAGTAAATTATATATCTGCTTACGGGCCGGTCTAGAAAACGTATAATATTTAGCACTATCCTTAGAAATGTTCATAAACTCATAAAGTATATTAATATACTTATCATTCATTTCTATATTAAGTATAACGAATATAAGTTTTATGATTTCCTTAGTTCTCTGTTCTTCGGTATTCCTATTTACTTTAAAGTTTATGTTCATTGGTAAGTTTTGTTGTGTTGTGTTCGGTTTTATTATTGTACTACTTGAAGTTGGTTAGCTGGATTTTGTTGAGCTTGATTAGCTGCCTGCTGAAGATTAAGAGCTGTCTGTATATCTGCCATGAATTCAGCATCAGAAAGATAAGCTAGAATCATTTTACCTACTTCTTGTTTAGTAGTGGGATCTAGTTGCTGGCTTACAGACATTAGAAAATTAAAATGCATGAGGGTATCTAAGTTACTTTCTTTAAGTTGAGTATATGTTAACATTATTTAGTTGTTTTTTATTATAATTTATTATTAAATTAAGTGTTTGTTTACTGTTTTTTAGGTACTTTTTATTAGAGACGGCTAGCGCCTCCATCTTCGCTCCCCTTTGTTAGCGGTTCGACCGCTTGTACCACGCGAAGCTTACGGCGAAGATACAACATATTTTTGTAAAAAGCAAGTTTTTTTGTGATTATTTTTATTTTCTAAGGATTTATTTTCATTTTATGACATTTCTATGACAATTCTTGGGGTTTTTAGGGGTTTTTAGAGGAAAATTGTCGGGTAATTTAAATTTTTTGCGTGCAATATTTACAGAAAATAGGTACTTACCTTATTATATAGTAAGATAGGGGGTCTTATAAACACCCCCGGTCTATATACGCTATGGTATTATTTATACAGTATGGTAGCGTTCTATATACAGTATGGTACCAAAATAACCTGCCCCGGTCAAATACTTGACAGCGAACCTCCCCCGCCAGCTTGGTTGGTCGGAGTTAGCACTATTTAACAATATTAAATTTTGTATTTATGAAAAAGTTAACTTTTTTTGCTCAGGTAACAATGACAGAAGCAAAAGAAAAATTCGAAGCAGCGAAAAGTTTAGGAATCACTTCAACTTTCGAAGAGTTTTTGAAGTCAGCTAACCTGGAAGTACCAATGAGTAGCGATAAACAAAAACGAGGTTTCGAAAAAATCGCCAGTTTTGAAACATTCGCAGAGCTTAAGGCATCAGGCCTTAAGATTGGCAGCACTGCCAACACATGGAATGAAGTCGGTACATTCCGACTTCAAGCAGTCAAACAAAAAGGATTTGGAATGTCGAAAGACGAAAAAACCGACTTGTCCACAATTGAAATTATCAGTTTTGAAATTATCGACGGACAAAATAAAGGCTTATTTATCCAATTCAATAGAACATTGAGTAATGAATTGTCAGCTTATTTAGAGAAAGAAAACACCACCAAATTTACGGCAAAATGCGAAGCCTTTACTGGATGGACATGTTCCAAAGCCCAATTCACCACAATCTAAAGAATAGCACCCGAAAGGGTGCTATCTTATTTTTTTAATAAAAAACATCGTCGGAGTGAGTAGGACCTTGCCTGTAATAAGGTATCCAAATGGATTTAAATAGATAATCTTACTCGCTCCGATGTATTTTATAAATAATTAACCTAAATAAGCGACTCACAATGAATATATATGAGCGACTCAAACAACAAATCGAAGATAAACGCTTCGGTGCTAAGAATGGCATCATGTACTATGATATCAATATGGATAGCGATAATAAAAATCTCCTTCGCATAGAATCACAGGAGAATTGCATTAACCATAAGTTTGTCACCAAAGTACAATTTGATGCTATTGATGAACTGGATGTACGTGAGTACCTTGAACTCGTAAAAGATCGCGAATCATTTAACTAATCCAAAACTAGATTATTAACTATATCCTATATCCGCCGAATATAAGATTAAAGCGCTTGGACAGCGAAGGCAACTATTAACAATGACTAGTACAACATTAACTTGCTTTACTACCGAGATTGAAACACGTTTTGGAGTTGATTTCAGATATCATCGTTATTTCAATCAGCCGATTGATACTCCATATAACGACATGGTTGCAGAACATCATACCACGTTAACTGACAAGGAATGTGATGAACTCACAATACAAGAGCGGGATGAAATGGAAGAACTAATTGGAAAGGACTGGGAAGAGCGTTATGGAAGGGAAAAGAAATAGAATTTTATCAATACATGAATATGACAGCTCCCTTACAATAGTATAGGAGCTGTCCTAGCTTCGCTGACTTGGTAAAACCTCGTCAGTGCTACAAATCCCTGCTGAAAGCGAGCATAGAGACAGCAAACCTTTATGGCTACTGGATGCAGGGATATTTTGCGCTCTTAGCTCAGATGGTTAGAGCAGCTGACTCATAATCAGCAGGTCAGGGGTTCAAGTCCCTTAGAGGCGCACTAGGTAATCATCCTAATATTCACTATCACTGCGAGTGAGTCTGTACATTCAGAGGCTCAGACACACGCTATTGAATCTGCATATTATAGTAATATCGCGGTGATAGTTTTTAAGAAATACTATTATAGGTAACGCATCCACCTATGATATAGAGCAGTGAAAGTGATGCTCCCTGTTATCCCGAACCTGACCAATGCGTGATTCAAACGGGATAACATATAATACGAACAATATTAGCCGATTGTATGCTCTTACGATACGGCCATACGGGGATGTAGCTCAATGGTAGAGTGTTAAAGGTTGGGGGTTCGATTCCCTTCATCTCCGCAAACAAACAATATGAACCGAACACTAACAGATAACCTGAAAAGGTTAATTTGTTGTCTAGGTTCGTTGGAGCTGCGTTATTATAATAATGTGGCTCCTTCTTTATATTATATTAAATAATAATATTATATATAATATAAGGAAATAGTTTAGTTTTGGATTTGGTTCGAGGGTACCTCAGAAATGTGGTACCCTTACTTTAAATCCACACAAATAGTCACCAAATTCTCTATTATACAATGAAACCAGTATTAGCAATTATTATAACACTAATAGGTGTTATAATTGGAGTCGCATTTATGCAACAAAAAACACAGGTACGCAATTTCTACACACAGCTGAAGCCTCAAGACTCCACAGCTGTGTATGTTAGAATACTCACGGTAGACCGCTGCCAAGTTGCTTATGTTATAAGCAAAGGACGCGACTCTATTAAGTACGAATGTACTGACTTTGTTCGTACCTTAAACGGTGTAAACATTGTCAACAACGACCAGAGAACGATTAGCAAAGGGTCTTTCCATCGCCTATTTATCCAAAATGGATGTGGGAAAATCCTTGTTGAACAGAGTCCATTTTACAACGTTTATCCGGAGTGTAAATGAGCTTAAAAACTGACTTCACTAGAGCTGCTATAGCATTAACTGTAACAGCTCTATTCTTTGCCTACACTACATCTAAGATTGAAAGATGTAATGAACCTCAAGCAAAGAAGGCAATAAAGAAAGAACGTAGTATCAATAGTAGTAATAACTACAAACTAAATGATAGCACGTTCAACGCTACTAGAAGTGAAACGATTAATTATTACCAGGTATTACAACTTCTAATAAAAGTTGCTGAAGACTTCAAACCATATGAGTACAAATGTTCCGCTGGAGTAAAAACCCGTGGGCATGGACTCACTAAACCTGAAGTTGTTTCCTACAATAAGCGCAATAACACCGATATAGAGTGGACTGACATAGATAATGTCCATACTAGCACTATTATAATACAGGATATACTGGAAGAACGTTTTCAGCGTATTAGAACTAGATACGATTTTCTAGATGCACCTACCACATTTGCCCTTATAAGCCTCTCTTATAACGCTGGACCTAATATACTCAAATCACCGAGTATTCAACATGGACTAGCCATGTATCAGAGAACTCAAGGGAAAGACCGTGAGAGCCTTTCTAAGGCATTATTATTATTCTCGTATGCAAAGGTCAAAGGCAAAAAGAAATGGCTTAGAGGCCTTAATAACCGCCGTAAAATTGAAATAAAGTTACTACAGAGAGATTTCTCTCCCAAAGATCTAGACCGTTTAAAGATTATTGTTAAAAATCAAGAAAAAGCGTAATGAACGATAACAATCAATTCAAGGATTTGACTGAAACCGAAGTTGAGTTAGTAAAACGGTTTCTTTATACTCAGGACAAAATTTATAATTTACATCAAGTAATGCATGATTCAGAAGATAAATGGTTTAAACTAAGCTTAGCATTAAACATAAATCTTCTTGAAAAGCATATTAAAGCCCTAGATTTAGCTGCACATGGAGGAACATATCCATATGCTAATCTAGAAGAGGGTTTATACGCCCTTAAGTATAGTAATAAACTATCTTTTACTAACTAATAAAACAACTAGACAATGGCACATAACCCATTTTTCGCAAAACAGTTGAGACAACTTGTTTCCTTAATTATTTTCTGTTTCTTTATGGCAGGATTAATGTTCTATTTCGGATATAATACACGCATACCTGATTTAGCGGCAGCCTGTATAGTATTATCTCTATTATCTTTAGTTTCAGGTTGTATGTTCATAAATGAATATAGAGTTGAGAACAAAAGATATAAAGAATGGAAAGAGATAAACGCTAGATTTCGAGAAAATCAGCGTAAATTTGGTAATCCTCAAGTGTTTACTATATTATTTATGTTATTCACTACTGTAGGTTATTCTCAAACACAGGAGTTTTCAGGAAGGTTTGAAAGAGCTATCCAATATGATCCAGAGTCGCCTTTCCCCGAAGAAATTCAGGGAATCCACTATTTAAGGATTAATCTAGAAAACCGTGAAATAGCTCTTATTGATGACTGTGACAGCACTCATGCTACACGATACATATTCTACGATAGAATTAACAAATTCTATAACGAAGAGTATAACATCAAAGTATATTCTGACTTTGAGTACTCTATTGTACTCGTAGAATATCGAGATATGACTAGTAATGAAGAAGTTTGCCCATTCTATTTAGACCATGTCTGGATAATGAATAGGCCTGACAACATGGCCATATTTACCGATGCAAACTTTGAACGAAGTCTTATTATTGACCAGCCACGCTTAGTGTGGTTTAATCATGAAGATACAGAGAATGAAAGGTAGACCGAGTAAAGTTGGAAGAACGTTCATCGGCAAACAAATGCTGAAGATACGCACAGATAAAGGGCTTACACAAAAAGCTGCTGCTGAATTGTGCGGTCTTCAAACAGACCGATGGACGAAGTTGGAAAGAGGATATAATTATCCCTCATTACGGACATTACAGAAGATAGCACAGGGACTAAACTGCGATTTATTCGTAGAACTACGTCCTCAAGATATTAAATAGGCGTTTTTTCATTCGAATAAGATCTTCAGAATCTGCTCGATTCTATTCGGTTCTAGTCCTGTCTACCCAAAAGAGGGGGACAGGCTAGTTTTTGTTAATGATTAAATTATTTATAAAGATGAAAAAGATTCGTTTAACTAATGACTGGCTTTTGGCCGGAATATGGTTTGTAATAGTATTACTAGATATTATAGGTATACGTAATGTAGAGCAAAGTAGGTACCCGTGGATAGGCATAACAGCATTAATATTCGCAGTAGGTGTATGGATAGGCTATACTATAATAGCTATAGACAACGAAACCCCTGTATTTACTAAAACAAAGAAACAATGAAATATTTATTATATGCCTACGGATTATTCCTAGCTGGCTTTGTATGTAAAATTTGTAAGCATCTCTATTTTGATGAGTTGCAGATAGCATTAGGTGCAATAGTAATTCTTATTCCACTGCTCATCCTATTTACAATTCTGTTCATTTATTACAGAACACAGCAACTATTACATGCTGCAGATGTATTATCTAATCAATTGAGAGCTTTAAATGTGGTTGTACACGCGTCAAGAAATATGGTACAAAAAATGGCCGGTGCAAATTGTGTCATGGAACTAGAAATTCATGCTTTGCATGAAAAATATATACCTAAAGAAGAAACGGAATGAAAGTAGCAAGAATATTATTTGTAATTGCAATTATAAGCACAATACTATCCTGTAAACAAACACCACATACAACTGCTAAAGTAAGTGGTACATTAGGGGGTAGTGCAGATATTTCTATAGTAGAACACAATGGGCACACTTATATGGTATTTGCTATTCCTAATGGAATAACTGCTTTACCGGATCCGGAGTGTGTAAAGTGTAAACAAAACAAGCCAAAATAAATTCAATTTAGTGAACCAGACTTACGCAAAACATCTGATTATTCACTAAACCCATTTATATTATGATTGACCTAACGCGCGCGTATTATGCAATTAAGCATATGATAGAAGCGCAGACCTGGAAAATTACCTTTACTGTTCTCCTGTTCACTACAGGATTGAACGCACAAAAGTTCGAGGCTTATGCCTCATTAGATCAGACTGTAGTTCCTACTGAGATGCATGAATTTGCTACTGTAAGCTATAACTTTAGTTCAGACGCTAATAACTATATTATTCATGACTATTTATATTATAGTTATGGTTCTATGGTTAATGCTGATGCTAATACCTTCTTTAAAGCTGCTGGTACACACGGTTTAAATGAAATAGCTACTAAGCATCCTAAACTACGTATTACTAATGAACGATTTAATTATATATTTAGTCATGCAGAACATGCTATTTATGTAGCTAATGAAATCTATATGCCTGCATCTGTTGTATTAGCTATAGGTATATTAGAAAGTCGTTCAGGTTTATGCCCTGCTGCCCAAAAGGCGAACATATTCTTTAATGTATATCTAGGTGAGTTTGGAACTTCCTGGTATAAATACACTAAAGGAGTATGTGATAAAAGAGGGATACCTCTCTTTAAACAGTGGGATGATCACATGTGGAGATATGCATATGGTTCTAAAGACATTCGAGGTAACTATGAAATGTTTAAGAAGTATATTCATCATGAAGATTGGTTTACTAAAGGTAGTTTCCACTATGAACAGCTATTTAAGTTGGGATATGGTGATTACATGAGGTGGACTCATGGGTTACAAGAACTAGGATATGCTACAGATAAACAATATGCTGCAAAACTCAATGCTATCATCAAAGAGTGCGCATTATATGAATTTGATACGTATATCTGGGATACAATGGATCCTAAAAAGAGATTTGAAGTATTATATCCTGAAGTAAGTACCATGGATGTTAAATTCAAGACTCCACATAGAGACCTAAGAAATACTATTAAGAGAAGCACTAACTATGTCGTTAAAAAGTACAAGAGTGCTTCTAAGAAAGTTAAACGATATACAAAAGCTAAGAGTACTGCTGATAACCATTTTGAGGCATTAAAGCGTAAGATAGGAGGTAATAGATCATGAGAACATTATCTTTCATTACAGCGCTTCTGATGAGCTTAAATAGCTATTCCAGTGATACAATTAAGGTAAAACTATTGGATACATTCATTGTACCTCTAGTTAGACAGACATACCATCAAGTTGGTGGCCATAAAGCTGCCGTATATGATGAATATATACATAAGTTTCCATTTAAAGCGTTAAGGTATTTAACGTACTATAAGGGAGACACGGATACCACTAGAAATGGTGAATACCGCACCGATTATGCGCATTTTAAAGCATTACAAGCAGGTATACACCTAATAGAGATTGAATACGAATATAGTGGTGAGACAATGTTCGGAGTTAATATAAATGATCCTCATCCTATTATTACATATAAGAATCGAACTTCTAGTGGGAGTGACAGTATTTACATTAAGGTTTTAGACACCTTACCAAAAGTAAAAAAAGATATAATTATTGAAGACGATATAATATATCGTTGTAGCAATATTTATATACCGAATGTATTTAATCCAGAGTCAGAAAATCCCGATAATCAGGAATTTAGACCATTTGGAGTAAACTACAAGGACTACAATATGCGTATATGGAATCGGTGGGGAGACCTAATATGCATAAGCAAAGACTGGGATGGTGATTTTAAAGGAGTGCGCCAACGTGGCACATTCGTATATGAAATCATCTTAACACGCACACAAGAAAAATGTAAAGGGATTGTAACCGTATTAAGTAACGAAACGTCATTCAATCCCGGACAATGAAGCATGTACAAGTAATACTAGGATCTATCCTGTACGGATTATATACAGATAGCTTTGCTAGAGAAATTATAGTAAACATAATATGTATGTATGCTGCATTAGTAATAATGTATATACTACAAATTATAAGAAATAAGACTTTAGTAATACCTTTACTGTTTATAACAGCATCAGGATTCTCACAGAAATTTGAGAAAAACACAGCGCAGCTATTCGTACATTATTCATATGTTGCCAGTGTAGCTCAAATGAAGATTGATAAGCCCTTACCTATTCATATGCCCTACTGGGATATGTATTCGGACCCTACTATAGGTATCCAATATAGATATAGCACTAATAATAGTGCTGCATATGCTAGCATAGGATTACAGCAAATATGTGCAGGTAATCGTCTCATGACGTTTATACCTGTACCTATACCGTTTAGAAAGACTAATTTTACACGTATTAAGGTAGGCATACTAGCAGAGGTTCTAATAGATTGGAACCCTAACAATTACAAGCCATTTCTTAATACCGAAAATATCGAAGTTAAGACAAGTTTATCCTATGTAGATAATTTGCTTAACAAACCATTACAAAAATTTAATATACCGAAGTACAAAGAAACTGCACCAACATATGCATACGGACTCATATTTGAGTATCCTATGACATTTGACAATCAGTTTCAGATAATACCCTTCATTAACTTGAAGAATTACGGTAAATTAGATAAACTCAATATAGAAGGGGGAATAAGAATGGCTATGTCTTATTCTAAAATCTCTTCTAAGGTTCGAAGAGGATAGATTCATTATACCCGGTGGGGTACCCAAAAGAGGGGCCCCACTCTTTCTAAACCGGCCAAGTGCCACAAAACTAATGTTCAATGGAACAAACTAAGCAAAGCCAAAAAGCTCTAGAGCAGCTAACGGCGTCTATTTCTAGCGTAACTGTGTCGAGCACTGCTCCACAAAATGCAACAGAATTTCCCGTAAAAAACGGCACAAAAGAGATTTTCATATATGAAAATACTCACAACGGGAAAAAAAGCATTTCTATTGCCACATCCGATTTAGGTGACACTAAAAAAGTAGGTAACAAAATTTACAAAAAAGCGTCTCAACTCAATATCGAAAACATGAAAGTGTTTATCGAAGGGCAGCTGATTGTGACAAAAGAAGTGACTAAACCGGCTAGTTTCTTAGCATGTGTACAAAAATACATGAGTACATATCCGGAGAGTTCTCCTATTTTGGATTTACTCCTTCCACTTGTATCCACTCCAAGTGGAAATCTTATGCCAGGTCTCAAAGACTGCCAAGATCAGCTATATAAGTTCTTAACGAACTTTCCATTAGCATTATGTTCACCATATCAGCTGTATCCGTTTTCGGATAACACGGTGTGCTCAAACACACCATTCATAGAAATTGAAAACGATGTCACTGAATATTCTGTTGTTTTCCCCAACGGAACTAAAAAGGACTTCGTCTTAGATGAAGCTACGTGCTATATTCCCACTAAAAAACTGGCGACTGGGTCACAGATATTAGTCGGGGAAAAGACGTACACCATTGTGGGAACTGAGTTTTCGGGTTTACCGCATTCCTTCGACCTTGATTTGGATGTTGTTCCTGTAAAAGATCAAGCGACTTACAAGAAAACTGCTGAGAACTTCGGTACTCTCGGTACTATTGAGAGCATCACTACATTAGAGATGGAAGCAGCATCGTTCCGCGGATTATTGATAGCGATGCTAGAAAACTATCTAGGCAAGAGATTCTTACCTATGAACGATCGGTATGTATGGATGCAACTTAGTGAAGAAGATATGATGGCTCCCACTGATACCCACCCAGGTGGTAAATTCTATGGCGAAAAGAACCAGATTGTCAACGAAGCAATCTTCACGAAAGTTTTGTCACAGATGTGTCAGGTTAAAATGGGATCAAAGAAAACTCTTGTAGTACGAAACGAGCCGTTATGTAAAAACATTGTCTCCTTTATGGAGAATACTGTTGTGCATAACAAAGTATTTACTGCCCCAATACCCACAGGAGTTTTCATGGGTAAGTATTTAGGTGTTCCGGAAGAAGTTGAAGTTGGAGGGAAAATCCTTCGAAGCATTGCGTACATTGAACAGAGGATGGAGTCTCCTTATAAGGTCTCTATGGACGGCGACGTACTAGTTGTCTCCCGTAACAAATTTTCAAAAAGATTCTCGATTGCAGACATTACACAGTATGCTCGTAAGGGTGACGGTAGTGATTTAGTAGCCGCAGTAATCTCAAGTGCACCGGATTTCATCAAAACGAATGAAACGGCACTTGCGGAGTTTATTAAAGACTTTGAGGAAATGTTGAATACGATCGCAGCTAAAGATCCAAAGCTTCAAGAGCTGGGTTACTTGAACTGCACTCCGAACGATTCCACACGCAAAATTGACCTGAGAAAGACCAAGAGTCGCTCAAGCAGTTATAGCATGGGAGAAGCAATTGACTTCAAAAAGTTTTCACTGTAACAATTTCAACGGGGAGGGGTGAAACTCCCCTCCTTTTTCTTTATCATGACTACACCGGAATTTAGAAGCAATATCAGAAAAGTTAGGACTCAAATTAAGAAATTAGATACCTTAATTAAGGTGTTTGAAAAAGATCCTAGTTTAGCATATCCAAATGCGTTTTATTTAAACAATTCAAGAAAGTTTTTACTCGCCGTTGAAGGAATTCTCGAGCGAGAACATTTAAAACAAGTAGATTATAATTACGCAATAGCAAGAAGAAATAAACTTAAATCTAAAACAAATGGCTAAAGTACGTCCAGGTTCCGCAATAAATACAGTTGAAGCTACTACCATTGCTCCTGTATCCGCACCAGTTAAAGTTGTAGTTGAAACTAACTATGCAGACATGACTGAAGATCAAATTATGGATCTTGAGATTCCAGATGATCAGAAGATGCTTATTTTAATTGAGCGAGAAAAACAACTCAAACTTATTGAACAACTAGGTCTAACTAAAGAAGAGATTCCTGCTCCAGAAGTTCACGAAGCAAAAATTATTCCTATTGAAACTCCTATCGAAACTAAGGTTGAAGTGGAAGAAGAGGCTACTGTAGAAGAAATTATTGCAGATCATAAGTCAACTCAAGAAGTACTGGAAGATTTGAACGTAAAGATGGCTGAGTCCATCTCTAATGGTACACTTTTTAACATAGAGCAATTAGGTGTAACAAAGATTGATTTAACTGCACATAAGCAGGGAATCATTGACCTAATGCAAGTTCAAAAAGCGTATTTCACAGTACTGGAAGTTACAGAAGCTTTTACTTCATTTGGAGTAACTATTGCTGATAATTACACAGAAATTGAGTTTGCACCTAAGCTTCCTCTAGCTGCCGGCACATCATTTGTAAGTACTTACGGTGTATGTACAACAAATGTTACAGCAGAAAGTGAATCTGTTACGCTCTTTAACTTGTTTAAAGAAATGTGTGAAGAATTAAAAGTAGCTCCGTTAGAAAGAGTATTTAAATTTAAAGACGTTATGGAAGCATTCACTGATGCACTTCTAATTGATAGAGAAAACCCTCTTCGTGAAGTAGCTCGTCTTATGCTGGAAGAAGAATTTCCTGATACTACCATTGAGAATGGTGATTTTACTATATCCTCAATTCCAGACAGCGTTACATATTGTTTAAAAGTAACTATCCAAGGTCAACTTGCATCATTAATTCGTTCCGGCAAATGATAACGGAAAGCACTTACGATAAAGCATTTCGAGAGTATAACGAACTCAAGAAATTAGCAGATTTGGATAAAGACCAACAATATCAATTACAGAAGTTGCAAGATATCATTATTACGTATGCTGAGCAGCAACAGGAACTAGCAGAGAAGTTTAAGCCTACTCCTCAAGAGAAACGTAAGAAGTCATGATAAGGCTTCTGCTCTTAGTTTTTTTCTGTTCCTTCTTACTTATCAAGGTTACTGAAAAGTACGAGCAGAAAGGCTATAAGGAGCTCACAGAGCGTTTATCAGGACTAGGAATGCGCTTTCCTACAATATTCTTATCTCAAGTGTATCTAGAAACAGGTAATTTTACCAGTAGGATATATAAAGAAAATAATAATATGATGGGGATGAAGCTTCCATTCTACAGAGAAAGTTTAGCAATAGGCGAAAACTTAGGGCATGCCGTATACGAAAATACAGGGGATTGTATATTAGATTATATCAAATGGCAGGAATACTGGTTACCAAGATATGAAGAGAATAACGGAAAACTGGAAACAGATGAAGATTATCTCGCGTTCTTAAATGCTATAGGTTATGCCGAAGATAAAAAATATTTAGATAAAATACGGAATATAAATAAAACCGTTCGTAAAAAACTTAATTTAAATTAATCATTATGACAAACGTCGAAATTTTATTAGCTGTGGGCATCATAGGTATCCTATTATTGTCCTTGCTAGGTTGGAATTCATATAAAAATGAAGGAAATGCAAAAACTATTGCAAATGCAGTTCACAAAGTAGTTCCGAACTCTAACCAAAATAAACCTTGGCTAGGATTAGAAGTCTATGACGCAGAAGAACGTCACGTAGGTACCCAATTTTCAGAGACAGACTTTCTGGAAAAAATACGACAACATTTTGATATATCTGTAGCTAATAGTGTAAATATTATTCAAGACTTTGAAGAAGGTACTACCGGATTTACTCGCGTATATAAAATTATGCGTCCTAAGAGTTATCTACCTATTTATCTGGAAACTAACGGTTTTATGCTTACCGAGAATCACGAGAAGAAATATACTCGTGAAGTTTCCGGTGGTATTATTAATGGTTATTCTCTTCATTATAATATAAATGATGAGTGTAAAATTCCAGAACTCGTTACGAATCTAACTCAATGTATTGTACGTGAAATTCCTGTTTCAGTTATTCATAAAATTGATCTTTACGGGTCAAATAAAAGGTATATTGCAAGCAGTGCATTCAGTTTTACGAATATTCCGGCAGGTACAATTGAAGACGCTAAAAGAGCAATTAGCGTAGGTAACTTATGTATGCTTGTCTTGGGTCCAAACCAAGTCGGCAAATCCGTATTTACCAGCCACATTGCAGATTTAGGATTTCCAGGAATTCCAGCATTTGAATTAGATCTTAAGAACTTTCGTGATTCGGATTACATTCCTACTATTGAGCAAGTAATTCTTTCGAAAGCCGGCAAAGCTCCTATCATTACTATCTCATTAGGACAGTCTCAATTCAGAGACTTAGAGAAGAAAGACATGTCCCTTATGAGAGATCTTACAGAATGGATGTCTAGTACTGAGCTACATGCTAAGTACAAGATCAACTTTATCGCAGCTTCACACGAGAATATTGAAGACATTCCGGCTTCAATAACAGCAAGGCTTACTCAGGTAGTAAACATGACTAAATTTGATTTAGCAGGCTTTCAACGTATTTTAGCCACTTATCGTCCTGAGACTCAATATCGTTGGGAAACTGGATTAATGGCTGTAGATGCTCCAAAAGGCTTTACATACACAGATATGAATAAGTATGCAAAACTTATTTAGTGCATGTGGACAAGCCGAGAAATCATTCAGTTAAAAGCCAAATTTCGAAATAAGAAAGAAAGCGCTAAAAGAGAAAATGTTCCTTTCGCTATCACTTACGCATATTTTAAGTCGCTTTGTGAACCGAGATGCAATTTTTACAAACCGGAAGAAAAACTTACTGTAGGAGAGATGAGCTTACATAAGATTGTACCACATTTAGGTTATATTCCAGGCAACTGTGTAATAACCGATATCGCTTATAATCGTAAAATGGGTGGATTAACACCCGATGAGCATATAGATGTAGGTATCAAAAACATGAAGCATATTCAAAAAAAAGCTTAGAGAAAGGGGGAGAAATCCCCCTTATCTAATTTAACTTTATTTAACTTAATTTTATGTTCTTAAATAATTCTAATTTCGCTCAATATCTTGGCTGGCAAAAACAAACTCTTGCTAAATATGCTAATACAGAACCTATTCTGTCTAAGTTAGCTACTGCATTACAAGATACGCATTGTATTCTTACAGTTGGCCCCGGTGGTTACGGTAAATCAGATATATTATTTGATTTATTCAATACTATGTGCCCAGGAGATTTTGAAATATTGGATTGTAGTTCTAAAACACCTCTAACAGTTCTTACAAATAATCTAACCGGAGACATTAGTTCTATTCTAAAGCCTAATTTCTCTCGTTGGAGAAAACCAGATGGTAGTTGGGTAAAAGCAATTATTTTAGAAGAATACTTTGACTTAAGTATCTCTACTATTATGGACTTCAAGACGATTCTTGAGAATCGTCGTTACATTGATCCAGATACTAAGGAAGTTATTGAAATAGGCGTAGAAGTATTTATTGCCGCCACTAACAAAACAACCGATGATATCATGGTAGGTGTAGAAGAATCGGATAGAATGTCTATGCAGGCAGCAGTTGATCGTTTCCGTCGTATAATTAATTGGAAATGGGATGACTATGGCACGAGTGCTTGGGATAATTTCTTTAAATTGTTTAACTTAACAGCTGAACATAAGCAATTATTTACTGAAACTTTCGGTAGATTAGGAAGAAAGGAAATCGAAATCTCTCCCAGAATGGCTAAGAACTTAGCTAATGCATTCAGTATTAATAACAATATGATTACTTCTTTGGAAGATAATATCAATACTTTAGCCGGTCTTAGTCCAGAACTAAAGCAACTACTGCTGTCTGAATTAAGAAAGACTCAAAATATCTTTACTAACAGAGAGCAAATCGAGAAATTAGAAAAAGTTGTTAAAACTAAGATTAATGATATTAATTATAGCAAAGCATCGGCTGAAGCTAAGGTATATAGATTAAATTTATTAGGGAACGGATTAAATGAGTTCAATAGTCTAAGCATTGCTAGTGATGATAAGCTTCAGAGCATGATTGCTAAAATGCAGAACGAGCTTGAAACTCATACACAAACAATTCAAGAAAGAACTATATCAGAGTTACAAACTATGTATAATTCAGAAGCCGAAGCTATTCGTTCTATCTTATCTAAGTTTGTATAATGTTATACAATCACGAATATAAAAAACCTCCTAATAGTGTACTTAATAAAGTATGCTCTTTATTAGGCATTTCTAAAGGAGAGTTTAACGACGTTCTAGACGTTTGTACAGGTAAAGATAATAGAAATTATCCTATTAGTTCGTTTGAACGTAGCTTTTTAGAATTAAATCTTCGAAATATAAAAGCTAATTCTGCTTTAGAGACAAGCATTAAGTACTTTCTAA